TCAGCGTGAATGTCATTACCCCGGTTTCCACCTTTTTCAGCAACCTCGGAACCAATATTTCCAACTACTTTACTGCTTCGTGGACGAAGATCAAGACGCAGTGGGCGGTTGTGACAACATGGTTCCAAACCACAATCATTACGCCTACGCAAACCGCTTTTGACTCCATGTGTACCGCTGTCGGAGGATTCTTTACCGCTCTATGGGAGAAGATCACTGGCGTTTTCGCAGGAGCGGGGGCATGGTTCCAGACGAATGTAGTTGACGCTATTACCTTCGGGTTCAGATACCTTGTGAATGGGGCTATCGGTCTAATCGAAGGTATGCTGAACGGTATCGTTCAAGCCTTGAACTGGGTTATCAGCAAGGTCAATTCCGTTCTGAGCGTATTCGGTCGCAATGGTATTGAGTATTTGTCCGAAGTCAAGATTGACCGACTGGCTGACGGCGGCTTTGTGGACGAAGGACAGCTCTTTATCGCCCGTGAAGCGGGTGCGGAAATGGTCGGTGCGATGGGTCGCAGAACGGCGGTTGCCAACAATGACCAGATCGTTGAGGGTATCTCCGCTGGCGTATCCGTTGCCAATGACGGCGTAATCGCTGCTATTTACGCTCTGCTGAATGTCGTTGAGGAAAAGGACTTCTCCGTGAATATTGGTGACAATCAGATCGGTGAGTCTTATGACCGCTACGTTCTTAACAGAGGAATGAGAGTTAGTAGTGGCCCATTTGCTAACGCTTATTAAGCAGGAGGCCCCACATGAGTTGGTCTATGCGGTTGGAAATCGCAGCGCCCTATAAGCCAGAAGAACTTTACAGACTTTGGGTTAAATTCAAAGATGACCCTCACTCCGATAAAAATCTTGCTGACTTTATGGGTGCAGATGACACAACGGTAGCACAGCAGCTTATCGTTGGCTTTGAACGCCGGTATCGGCTGGAACATTGTTTTCAATAAAAAGTAGTGGAGGAAAAGTCTTATGGGAGAGTTGTCCCCCGCAGTCAAGCAGATAGTTTTGGAAAAAGGTATCAATCTTATGGTTCAGACAGGGACTATGACCATTCCCGGTATAAGCCACAAACAGGAGGTGAAAGTTGAATGGAAGCGAAAGAAAACACGGAAATGACCGCAAAGGCAGTCTCTAAGGCTCTGGCTGAAAAGGCCACTTCCCAAATGAAACACTCTAAGAGGGTATACGGTAATTTTACCCCCGAAAAGGGCGATATGACCTCTAAGATCGTTATGGACGCTCTGGAAAATCTCACTCAGACAACAGTTCGCCCGAAATGTGCCTACGGTGATCTTGCCACAGCGCAGTTGCGGACTCAGGAGTATTTTCTTTCTTGTGCGGAACGCCAATTTGTCCCCACAATGGAGGGGTGGGCTATCGCATTGGGGGTAGGTAGAACAGCTCTCTACAAGTGGTTCAACGGTGAAAATATCCACCAAAGCAAGAAATTTAACGAGTTCATTACCATGACCCGTGACGCTATCATGAGCGTTATGAGCCAATCTGCTTTCAACAAAAATGTTGATGTAGTCTGGTCTATTTTTTACGGGAAGAATTACTACGGCATGAGCGACAGGACAGAAATCACGGTTGCCCTGCCTGCAAACCCTCTCGGTGACACAACGTCCCCCACAGAACTGGAACAGAAATATTTGACCGATGTTATCGGTTGTGAAGGCACAGACGCAGACGAGAATTAAAAAAAAGAAGGGCGGCTAAGTCTGGTACACTTAACCGCTCCTTCTTAAAGGGACTCTCTGTGTTATTTGATCTCCATAATATCACCCGGAGTCACATCGAGGACTTGGCAGATTTTTTCAATCGTCTTTCCAGAGACAACTTCGCCTTTCCCCATGGCTGAGATTGTCGTGGGTGACATTTTAGCAGCTACTCGCAACTGTTCTTTAGTCATGTTGCGGTCAATCAACAGTTTCCACAGCTTGTTATAAGAAAACGGAGCAATAGACAACCTGCTTCCCTCCTTCTCAAATAAGTCCAGTATCAGTATAACACACCCGCCCGAAAAGTGCAAGAGATTTTCTATCAAAAAATATAGATTTCCTCTTGACAATGCGAGAATAATGAAGTAGAATGTCTATCGTAATCAATAGAAACTCTCGCAAATGCGAAAGGTGGTTGGTGATATGGCTTCATCAAGTCCAATCAAAAACAAGAGTGGTGTCGTGTATGCCTATCAAATTAAAGTCTACCGTGGTCGGGACGCTGACGGAAAACAACTCAAACCGTACAGTACGGTATGGAAAATTCCTGATGGTATGAAGAACTCCCGCACCATCAAGAAAGAACTTGATCGGTTCGCCGTTCTGTTCGAGCAACAATGCAAGGAAGGGTTGGTGTCCACCGACAAGAAGACCTTTGCGGCTTATGCAGAATACTTTATGACCCTGAAAGAGCGAGATCAAAAGCACAAGACCGTTGCCAGTTACCGTGAACTGCTGGTTCGTATCAATGAGGAAATCGGCTTTCTGAAATTGTCTGATGTGAATTGCGAACATCTGAACCGTTTTTATCTCAAACTTGCTCAGAAGGGACAGAACAAGCGGACAGGTGAAGGGCTTTCCACAAAAACCATTGTCGAACATCACCGCTTAATTCACAGCATTTTCGCTCAGGCCATGAAGGAAGGTCTGGTCAAATTCAACCCGGCTGAAACCGCTTCCCCACCCTCGGTAAAGAAGAAAGAAGCAACTTTCTTCGAAATTGAAGATGTAGAGCAGATTATGAAGTGCTTAGAGCATGAACCCCTTAAATGGCGCTGTATCACCCTTCTGATGATTGCGACAGGCGCACGGCGGGGTGAGATCATGGGTCTAAAATGGTCTACGATTGATTTCAAAAAGGACGAAATCAAGATTTGCACAAACCTTCTCTATTCTAAGCAGCGAGGTATTTACGCAGATACTCCCAAGACTGGTGAAGTGCGCTATGTCTGTATCGATCATTCTGTTATTCAGTTGTTGGCTCAGTACCGCAAGGAACAGTCCATCATGCGGTTGCAAATGGGTGAACGGTGGGTCAATACCGGCTATTGCTTCACCCGTGAAGACGGTGAACCCATGCACCCCGACAGTATTACCAGTTGGCTATCCAAGTTCTCTAAGAAGTACGGGCTTCCGCATATCAACCCGCACAAGTTCCGCCATACTCAGGCCAGTATTCTCATTAACGAGGGTGTTGATATTGTCACGGTCGCAAAGCGGTTAGGCCACAAGCAGGTCACGACAACCGAAAATATTTATGCTCACGCTCTGGCTAAAGCTGACGCAGAAGCAAATGCGGTCGTTGCGTCTGTACTATTCAAAAAGAAAGCGTAGGAGGAAGTTTTATGAAACAGTATCGGGTGAAATTCGAGGTTGACATGATCGACCAAAGTATGAGTCCACTCATTGAAGTTGGCGATTTAGTTACCGTCTGCCCCGGCTTTGAAGTGGAAAACGGTCACATGGTCGCTGTTCTGATTACCGATGAAAAGGAGCAGACAACAAAGCTCCACATTCGCAAGGTCATTTTTGAAAATGGGAAGATCATTCTGAAAGCCCAAAATCGGAAATTTCCGTCCTTTGTCTATGAAGGGCAAAATAACGATAATGTGCGGTTGATCGGCATTGTAACAGGCAGTAGCCGTTTCTTGTATAAGCCGCTGAGTTCTCGGCAAATCATTACCGCCAAGTTCGCACAGCAGAACAGAATTGTGTTGGAAAACCAGAGCGGAAATCTGGTACTTAACGGAATAAATGAATTGGAGGAAGTCAGATGAAATTCAAGAAAAAGTTGCCCGTCTCCTATAATTTGGAGAAAGAGTTTGCCGCCCTCGGTGACGAGCTGAAACGCCTTATAGGTGACAGCGAAAACATCAAGACCCATGCGGAGATTTCCGATTGGCTGGTGCGGCTCTACACCGCTGCCGGTAAACTCGTAGTGGCTCAGGAGATATGCCGCAGTCCGCAGCTCAAACCCGAAACCGCCGCTGTTGCAAAACAGATTGTAGACGAATTTGTTCCCAATATGCTTTCACTTCACAAGATGGCGGAAGACGCTCTCGCAAAAATGCTTGACGCAAATAACTGATTTTAGAAAGGATGAACGATCATGTATGTAGAAAAGACCACCGCCGAGGAACGGGGCATTATTGGTAGTAAGGTCGAAGGTCTAATTATACAATTTGATACCTGTCAGACTCTTTTGTAAGACATTGTCGAAAATGGCTTTGAGTTCAAGAGTGGCGAAGCAACCGAATGTAAAATTGACCCCGAACTGCTTTGGGACCGCCTGTGGATTATAAGCAATCTGATGTTTGACACCGTTCTTCAATATCATCTCATGATGGGTAATGGGGAATATGGTGCTGTTCAAGCCCATATCGAAGGAGTTGACACCGCTCGAAAGGCGATTGCTGAGGAAGACGCACTAAGACAAGCGCACAGGCGGAAATTGGAGATGAGGGTCGATAAATGAGCGCTTTTGTACCAAAGGCAGAAGGACAGGCAAAAGCGTTCGCCAGTCTGCTTGCCCGGTCTGTCCGTGAGTTCTTCCGTGACGAGCAGCACCGCAAGGAATTTGAAGACTGGTACTTGAAAAAGTATGGCAAACCCTATGTATGGGAACCCGCATGTTGGAAACGCTAATGGATTTCAATTAGCGCCACAGGCAACACCGAAAGTGGCAAAAATTGGTGTATCCTAAAGTACACAGAAAAATTCAGGAGGTATGTATCATGACTGAAAGCGCAATTTTCCTCACACCAATGCTTTACGCTCATCCCGCTGCTTCTGCAATCTGCTACTCGACCTTTCCATTCCACTAACTTTGCCTGATGCTTAACTGCATTTACGTTCATACCGTGCCCCCGTATTAGAAAGTCTCGAGAAGTGTCAAGAATACTCGACACTCCCCGAGTCAGTATGACATATCTGTTTCCCACAGTACAGGTACGGGTTATTTAGCGCTTACCTCTGAGCTGTTTCAGACGCATAGAAAAGTACGCCAGCAAAAGACTTCACCTCCAAGGTTAGTTTATCGAAGTCTTTGATACTGACGGTAACATAAATGATTGAATTATGGACAAGGAAGTGAGGAAAGTGACCTTTTTTCAAAAAGCGGGTAAACTCTCCTATAGGAAGCAATCTATAGGGAAGTTTATAGCAAAATTGAAAAATGCCCACTTTCCTCACTTCCAGCTTGCTGGGCAAGGAGTGAACACGATAAAAAAGCAAAAATTTTTTAGCAACAATTTATCAACAAAGTCCTTTTTATCAGCAGGCACATACAGACACATACAGACACAAAAATTAAGCCCGAAAACTCCGAAGTGCTTGATTTGCCGTATAAGCAAGCACATACAGGCACATACAGGCAACAGTTTGGTATAGCTACGGACCAGAAGGCCGGGGGTTCGAATCCCTCACGGCGTACCAAAAGTCCTCGAAATCATCTGATTTCGAGGACT